TATCTGCCATTGTAATCCTAGTCTTTGGTACAAAACAATTAAAGTTAGGTAGAGGAATATCTTGATTACGTTGCAAATGATAAATAACTTCTTCTGGAAGCTGATCTTTTAATCGAGCATCTGCTGCATTATTTGATTGAGCGAGTCTTCTTAATGCGTCATCAGGTATTAAAGTTATTATCGGTTCACGAGTAAGGACGTTTGTTTTAACGCGAATATAGTCAGGGTTATGATTAAATACATAATCCCACCAACCTTTATTCTCGTCCAATTCAGCATAAGGAAAGGCTTCGCCTAATTTCCAAAACTCCAAAGACAACCCTAACATTACACTTATAAGATCTATATGATCACACTGATCAATAAAGAAATTCTTAACCTTTTGATCTCTACAAGCAATATTAAACTTACTAACTGGATACGTTGAATGTAAATTAACAGCATTCCGGACTACTGGATGTGTATTATAAAAATGTCTAGACCATGCGTTCATCGTACGCAAGTCTCGTGGCAACATAAGGTTACTCATCTCATATAGAGGCGAGTAAACTTTTGGAGCACTACGAACTACGGCTGCTTCAGCCATCTGACGAATTGCTGCTCTATTCCCTCCACGTAAATCATTTGTTTGCATTAACCCCGGTTGCCCTTTTATAATAACTGAGCCATTTGATCCTGTTGTTGCCCCAGAAACTGACTTAACTTTTCTTACAGGCTTTCTATCTCCTCTACGTTCGGCCATCTATTCTCCTTTAACGAGCGCTTTACGAAAAAAACGTCTAATATTAATAGCTTCTTTGTCAAAGCCGAATTTATCCATTGAATCCTGAACCTCTCGGAGCTCTTCTACATTAAATGAATCAAAGAAATCCTGTGCCTCGTCTATACTAGAGAACTCTCTATAAAAAGTTATCGCACCTGTTGAAGTCGTCTCGTCTGTATAATTAACTGTAATCGAAGCATTCTCTTCTTGCTTACTGTCTACTATACTTTCTTGCATGAAAAGTTCTTTTTTAAAATTCTCAGCTACTCGAAGTACCTTAGCACTTTCTTGATACATTCCTTTTTTAGATAGTCTATTTGCAGCTCTCTTTAATAATGCAATATCTATTGTCGAAACAAGAGGCATCCCTGATGCTTCTTCTCTAACATTTTTTATTCTTTCTTCTTTAGAGAGACTACTCCACTCTTTAGTCCCGCCTGAAGGAATATCTTTTTCACTAACATTAATAATATCATTATCGATAAATTCGGGCATATTGCCAGTCTCTACCCCATCCTTAAACTCAGAAAGGTTATTGTTCTCAGGAGATTGTTGCTGATTTGTAAGAGACTTATCGAAATCAGCTGGATTAAGTGACTTATTCAATACGTCGTAATCTAAATTTGGAAACATTCCATCAAATTCACTCATGATTAACTCCCTTTATATAACTGCTTTAGTACTCTCTGTCCATAGCCATCAATTTTACCTTCTCTACTAAGTCCCTTAATCTTTGCCTGTTTAATCCCGATAAATGTTGCAAACTTCTGACTTAATGCCTCGTCAGACAATCCTTTAGCTTCATCATTATCTATATAGACGAAAGGCATAGCCAAAGCACTATAGTATCTTATTTTAGCTTCACGCTTCTCTTTATATAATTCACCAATTGTTCTATTATCTTTTTCTGGGTTCTTTTTCCCAGAACGAGCAATACTTTCAAAAACCTCAACCAATGCTACTTCTTTATCTTGATCATCTAAAATATAAAAATCACCTATAAAATTCTGATAGCCTAACTCTCTTATTTCTATATCTTCAACGTTAATTTTATCAGAAGCTGTACAGCGTCTATATCTAATATTATTTAAGTCAAAAAATCTTGCAAGTCTTATTTCTTCTGTACTTCCTAGGGGTCTACCTTCATCATTGTAATATTTGTTATCTACTAGGCCTGCTTCGACAATAGCTAATCCCCAATTCTCAAAATACGCTCTGATGCTATCTTTAAATCCTTCAAGGCTTCTATTTACTCCAAGCATCGATTTATACACTTCAGGTTGCTTAGCAAAAAAGTTTCTCGTAACTGGGAGACCACATTCATGTGCTTTTTTAAAAAACCCTAAAATCTCTTCTTTAGCCCATCTATGTGCTTTCTTGATCATATTAACATAAAAGTACCTAGCGTCTTCTAAGGTATTTATTTTTTGATTTTCTTGATTCTTTTCGATATTTAAAATAACTTCAGCCATAGTATCATCAAAAGAAGTAAACCAATCTCCCATATGTAATTTTACTTGGGATCTAACATCTTCTGGTAAATTTGTCCTATAAAAATTCTTTTTATCCTTCTTATAAAGATCTTCTAAAGCTTTTATTATATCTTCTCTACTATTCCAACGTTTAAACTTATAAGACTTAAATTCATCATCTCTATTCTTAAACTCTTCTATCTTCTGTTTAATAGCTCTCCACGTTCTTCTATTGAGCTTATTAGCCAATTCTTCATAAATCCTATTGTCGTCTTTACGTCCCTTACCTCTTTGTTGTAAATAGTAAGATTTTAAAATTGCTATTTCTTCTGTAGACCATTTAGCAGCTTCGACACTTAATCCTCTAATCTTATCTTTAACTGCTTTTAATGTTCTTCTTCCTTCAAAGATAGCTGCTACTTCTTCAAGGATTCTTTCTTCCTGATAGCCCTTTTCATAAAGTGCAGTATAACGCTTAACTAAAGTATCTATTTCTTGTGTAGTCCACTTGACTGCGTATTTACTTAATCCTCGGAATTCATTACACTGTTCTTTAATATGCTGTCCTGCTAATTCCTCAGCTTCTTTATATTTTCCAGCGTTCATTAATTTCCAATACTGTCTGTATGCATCAGGAGGAAGTACTTCGTCTTTTGAAAGCGGCCTTCGTTTCTTACCAAAAGAATAATCAGGCCATCCACATTCTATACAACGTCTTTCTTTCTCTAAATAAGTATAATTTTCGCACTTAGGACATCGTGACCACTTTGCTGAGTATTTACTTAATCCTTTAATCTCCATAGAAGCTTCTTCCTCTTTAATGTTCCCAAATTCACTCTCTCGCATTTTAAGCCATTCAATAGCATCTTCTTTAGAGCCAAAGGCACCTTTTAAAGTTTCTTCTCTCAATGCTCTTAAAATTGGCTGCAACCAAGATCCTGGTACCTTATCATATAAGTTCATTAAATCATTACCATCCAATATTGGTCTTATTGGAATAATCACACCTTGCTCATTAAGTTGTTTATCTTCAAGGTACTTCCTAATCTCTTCTGGTTCTGAATATTTCTCATCTTTAATCTTAAGTTGCTTTAATTGCTCCAAAACCTGCTTAACCTTAGGTCCTGGTGATAGATTAAATATCTCCATTACCTCTTTACCGTCTAAGGGACTAGCTATTGGTCCAAACTTTTCGAAAGCTTCAACCATCTTCTCAACATTTTCTTTTCTTTTTTCTACATGTAATTTATCTTTTGAAGTCAAATCTGCTTGCCACATATAGATTATATCTGGATCTTCTGAATATATTTCAACTAAATTTGCTAATTCCTTACGAGACTTCGGGATATCAACTAAAGCTTCCTTCCTTTTAATCTCATCTTCTATACCTTGTCTTTTTGTATTCCCTAATATCTTATAAAGTTTTTCTAATTCTAATTCTCTATCCCTAGTGTAACTGTGATGCACCATATGATTAACAACTAAATTTTTTACTTTATCTCTTATTTTCCCACTAAAAAACTTAGCTAACGAAGGATCTATTAAATCCTTACTCGCGAATTCATGACCAATAAATTGAATCTTCGCTCTATTTTTAGCCCCACATTTTGGACAAACTGAAGTATTTTCTCCTGGTTTGTAAACGTAACTACATTTCTCTACTTTCCCGCTTCCATCTACCTTCCCAGCACAAATAACTCTCTGTTTCTCTTTCTTCCCTATATCGTGGTATAAAGCACTTAATATAAGACTAAGTTTCCTATCGTCGTCAAAAATTTCTCCTTTTTCTTCTACCTCTGTAATGTGTTCCATCATGTTTTCTAACGCTTGTACAGAGTGATTATATACATCCTTACTATGTAACCCTCTATAATCAACCTGATCAATATCCAGCTTACTAAGATTCATTCCTAATGATTCACTTAATCCTGTATCCTTAAGAAGTTGAACAGTCTTAATAGGGTTACTCAAAAATGCTTTTCTTAATTCATCTCCAATCTGACTACCTTTAGGAGCCTTACGCCCTTCTATTAACATGTCCTTCAAATATTCTCCAGAACTTGCTTTACCATTGTTAATAGCTTCTTCTACTTCCGGAGATAACTTAAAACCTTTTTGAGCAGAAAATCTAATAGCTCTTGCTATCCTAGTAGGATCATCTTCAAATGTTGCTTCTGGGCTCAAAGGAGTCCTTAATATTCCACTCTCTAAGTCATCTAATCCTTTCCCTGTTATATCCCCAACAGTACTTTAAAATTCTTCTCTATCCATATTAGGGTCATAATTCTGGATATCAATAAGAAGTGTATTTAGAGTAAAATCTCTACGAAGAGCATCATCTTCTATTGTACCCGATTGAACCTCAATCGGCTTATGACCTTCTGGAGCATACGATTCTTTTCTAGCTGAGACAAATTCTACTAAAAGATTCCCTTCAGATGTTGGTACAGAGACTTTAGCTGTTCCTTTAGCTTTATAAATATCTTTATTAGGATCTAATTTTTTACCCACTTTTTTAGCAACAGCTTCTGCCAATTCAATTCCCTTACCGTTCTCAACAGTAATGTCTACATCCTTAGAATCTTTTCCTAAAAGCTTATCTCTAACCCAACCTCCAACAATATAAACTCCAGAAATATCAGTATCTTTAGCTACATCTGCTACTAATTGAATTGCTTCATCTACTGCATTTGCAGTAATGGCTACTTTAGATAATTGTCTCATTAGCTTCTAACCCTCTTTAAATCACAGGTTCTCTAGAAAGATCTGTCGTACCAGCATCTGCTTTTATAAAGCTTTCTTTAATTGCTTCACGTAAACTATAACTATCTAAAGTCTGTTTTGCAGTATGGTAATCTCCTAAATCATAATACTCCCCTTTAACATTAATCAATGTACCACCAACATTGATTGCTACACCTATAGGATTATTCTTATCTGTTTGAACCTGTTTAATCTTTATAGGGTTACCAGCCTCTGCAGCCGTAATAAATTGTGCCATTGTGTAAGCCATAATCAAACTCCTTTATAATTTATTGTTATCTTGCCCATCTTCTAGCACTTGACTGATGCGTTCCTGCAACATTAAGTGTTCCCCCACATGTTGATGCTATTGGCATTGATCTTCCCTGAGCATAGCCTCCTTGAAGACTTTCTCTAAATGCACTCGTTTTTCTAAACTTCCAAGCGATTCTTGCGTACATAAGAGCCATCACTCCATCAATTGCTTTTGTAGGTCCTTGTTTTCTATACTTTTTCTTAACTAAACCACTAATAGTTGATGATGTTATCTCAATATTTGCTAAGTGTTGGAAAAGCCATTCGATTCTTTCTGGCTCTTTATACGGTGCAACAAACTTATATTGCTCTATATCGTCATATAACTCCTCAACACTTCTATCCTTATTAACTGTAATCATATTTGTTTTAGGCTCAAAATGATATGTCTTCTTAGAATTCCCTGAAGAATAGCATGGCTTAATCTTGTTTGCCCATTGTTCTTGTAATCTTTGGCATTGAGCATGACCATATCCTATATCTGCAACGACCTCAATACAATTATACTCACTAATCCACTTAGATATTAATTTAATCTGTTCTTCTATATTCTTTGTTGTCATTCTATAAGCGAATTCAATATGAAACTTCTTAGATAATTCATCTACTGAAACAATAACAACAATCGTATAACCACCCGTTCCTTGATCTTCTTCCCCTGCAATCCTAGCTCCCCAGTCAACTCCCATATATGTAATATTTTGAGAACTTTTAGACATCCTCATATTACCACTATCCGGCTGATTTGTCGTCCAGTCTATTATTTCAGGAAGTGTCGGGGCTTCTCCTAATCCTAAATAGAACTGCCCTAAAACCTCATTCTGGAATGCTCTAGGCGATAAATCTTCTTTTTTCCTCTCAATTGCTTCACGAGTAATATAAGGAACAAGCATTTGACTAATATGATAACCCCTTCTGTAAAAGCCTTCTTGTCTAGTAGGAATCCATTTCCCACGTTTAACTCCAACTCTCTTATCAAACATTTTTTTACAAAAGTCACACTCTACCATAAATCCTGTCTTATAATTTTCAAGTGTGAGTATCATAAGTTGACCGCAATGGATACATTTTAAATGATAATATCTTTGATCAGAGGATTTCCATAATCTTTCAAAATCCGATCCTGCACTTTTAGGAGTACCAAAGTAAAGTTAACCCGCTACCAGACGCTCCAAAAATACTATGAGAAAGTGCCTGCTGTGTATTTTCTCTTGCTGCAGTAGTCATGTCCTGAATCTCATCAAAAATACCAAAATCAATTGGCAAACCTCTCAATCTATCACCATCTTTAGAGGTACTATCAATATAAAGAATATTCTTTGTTGTATAATGCTTCTCTGTAACAGAATATGTCTTCATATCTTTAAGTTCAACTAAACAACCTTTTACAGACTCAGCTATTAATCGATCATACGGACCATTAGAATGACGTCGAGCCGTCTCAACGGCGGGGAAAGCGTGTAATCCTTGAATATTTTGATACGTACCACTACACATGAGATATGCACTCATTACTGCTGCTGTCGTTGTAAACTCAACCTGTCGCCCTTTACATACAACAATTGGCATTCCATCGTCCCCTGTTGCTTCAAGACAAGCGTATCTATATATCTCGTATAGATACTCTCTACCACAATCAACAAGGTCAAACGCTTCACCTCTAATCGTTAACTGTTGTTGGGCAAACTTTACAGGGTCAATACGTCCAAGATCTCTCTTTAAATCATTAAAGAAATCAGTTGTTGATCCTGCTTTTGGGTCTATTTGTCGTTTTTTTTTCATTTCATTTATTTATATAGCCAGTATAGTTAAAGTCACTTCATTTTTAGTATATTCTTCTATAGTTAGTCAGTCTACTCTAGCTACTGAACAAAACCAAGTGGCTTACCTGCTATTAGTATGTCTGGAGATTGTACTGAGTAGTTGTTCCACCACCTGGATGAAACTCTGTAATAATCTTATCCAGTTGTTCAGCAATTTTAATTTCACCTTTCTGATCTAGCTTATCAGTAATCGCAACAAGCTTTTTTAATGTATTATTAATATTCGCAGCCATTGGTAACCTCTCTTGTTCAGTTTCTTGAATTCTAGGGAATTCGATAACATTAGTCTCCTCTCTCATTTCCTCTTGTAACTGATTATCTATTTCTATTATCTGTTCTTCATCTAATAAAGAATCCTCTTGCACCATATCCATATCCATATCCATATCCTGAGCGTCCATAGTTTCATCTAAACTTTCAAATGGACCTTCTATTGACATCTTTTCAGTATCAGCATACCACCATGTATCTCTAGCTGCTATCTTAATAGTCTTCTGAGCACTTGAAATCGAATCAAGCATCGGGATATCTTCGTATGTTTTCTCACCACTACTCTTTTCTCTTATAGGATAAGACTTAATAATATCTTGAGCTACTTCGTCTACACGACTTTTTAATTCACCTAAAGCTTCTTCAGACTTTTCTTTTTGAACTGTAAGGATTGGGTCAAAAACACCATTCCGCAACAGCATCATTAAAAATGTTCTAACTTCTTCTTCGCTTTGAAATGCTTCTAATTGAGGCAAGGTAAATGTAGAAGAGTATACGAGCTGTGGACTTCTTCCTCCAGAGTTCTTCCTTACCCAATGTATGGTTGATCGAAGGCCTATCATGTCTTGAATCTTCTCATGTATTTTCTCGTCAGGTATTTTAACTGTATCAGGATACTTTATTCTAAAATACCGAAACGCTTTTTCTTTACTCGTTAATACATCACCTTCTTTCGTTTTGGCAATTAATCCAGCCCGAAGATAAAATCGCATAGTAACTTGATCACCCGTTACACTAAATCTGAAAATCGCTCCTAACCTTGCTGGAGCTTTAGGATACTTAATTTCTTCAGCTGTTTTGACTAACATTTGCTGTTTAGCAAACCCACTTTTCATATAACTATCGAAAACTTCCATTATTTCTCCTTTTTAACTATTGAACTTAATCCATATAATGCTCTAGCTTCCTCTCTTGTTCCCCCGTTATCAATCTCTTGAGCAATTTTTTCTATTTGACCACTTAATGAAGCAGCAAGAGGTAAAGCTTCCATCTCTGCTTTGTCGAAATCAGAATCTGCCAATAGCTCCTCATCTATCCCTTCTATCAGTGACGTCTCGCTATCTTCCTCAAATGACTCTATGTTCTTATTTATCAATTCCTCTTCTGTATTGAAGATTCTTCCTTCTGAATCAAAGAAGAAAATATCTGGAAGTGTGTCTTGGGCCTTTTTAACTAATCCAGACAATCCTTTTATAGCATCTATATTAGGCATTACAGGAATATCCTGATCAAAACGACTTAAGTCTTTAAGTCCACTCTTACCTTTTTCACCCCGCTGTCTTTGTACTTTGTATTCATCACTAAAAAGTTCTACAGGAGTTGCTACATTTTCAGGGATCGAACTAATCGAAACTGGCTGACCTCCTTTATCTACTGTTAATGGTTGATCAAATACTATCGCTTCCTTTGTCTCACCAAAAATCATAAATTTAAAAGCATCTTTCTTTGCCTGGATATTCCCTGTAATCGGATATTTGCTAAAATTAACTACATTACCAAAATTAGAATTAGGTATCCCTGTATCTTCATCTGTCGGTAATCCTTCTTCATCTAAAAATTTCTTATTATCTACTGGATTATATTCTAATATCTTCTTTGATGATGGCCCAAAACCAGTAACAAACTTAGTCCCAGTATGATGAATCTTATCATCAAGATGCAACTGAGACATAAAAATCTTAAGTATTTCAATACGCTGTTGTTTAGGGAGTTCTTCATAAAACTTCTTAAGAGAAGGAACTTTCTTCCCTTTTCTATTCCCTGTTCCGTGATAAGGGACATTGATCAAACCATGAAATTCTTCAGACGTATCTTTATTAAGTGCTTCCATTTTCGAATAAAGAGTTTCCATCTCTCGTCTTATTTGATATCTCTCTTGATCAGTTAAATCCGGATTATTATATAGATAATTAATTTTATCAAATACCTGTTTTAACAATCCCTGTCCTTCTGGATTACTTTTGTAAAATTCAAACAATTCGTCTATAAGCTTCATCGCTTTCTCTTGATTTTCAACGCCACCAAATTGTTCACTCATCACAAGTCTATCAAACTTATTTAAAACATTCTGAAACAAGACTATCTGATCTATATTTTCTTTTTCTTCATAAAATTGCTCTATTCTTTCCCCAAACATGCGCCCAATAGAGCTTATTAGCGATTTCTTAACATCTCTATATAATGCTTCTCTCATTTTCTTATTTGTCATTATTATTGAACGTACTACGTATATAGAAATCTTAGGGATATCTGATTTAAAATCCATACCAACATACCTAGTTGCATTCCCGAGGTCTTTTAAAGACGGATCTTCAGGAACATCTCCTGGCCATTCACCTGGAAAGGAAAGAGGTATCTCTTTGCCAAATCTTTCCATAAGCATCTCATTCAATTTTCCTGTACTAGGGAGATCTTTACTTCCTCCTCCTGGCTGCCCACCATCCGATCCTAAACCTCCTTGTTCGGGATCTGTACTAACTGATCTAGCAATTTCACTTTGCTCATTTCTATCTTCTTCTTCTCTGTTTTTTAATTTTTCTTTAATCTTCTTTTTTTCTTCTATAGTATTACCCATCTCATTTGCAATCGCATCATATTCACTATATTGCGCTGCAACTGAGAATCCTACTTTTCTTTTCATTGCCATCACATACATGTCTTTAACTTCTTTTTGAGAGAGCCCTATCCTAGTACGAAAATCTTCTAATGCATCATTTACTGTAGCAAACTTAACAGGATTAGCATTATGCATTGCGACAATGCGTTCTATCTCGTCTAAATAACTTGCATTAATTTTTCTTGCTACTCTACTGTCAGTAAAGTCCTTAAGCCATAAGGGTAATTCGCTCATTTTGTTCTCCAATTTATTATTTATCTTTTAGATAAAAGTTGCTTAATTAACTCATCTATTTTACTAGCAGTCGCAAATTTACCTTTAACATCTAAGCTATCTGCTATCTTACGAAGGCTATTACAAAAAAACATTGCTGACGTTTTCCCCTTACCACCATCTTCAATATACCAAAATCTATTCCATTCATCTAATTTAAGATTATTCCAATCGTGTGCATGTCCGTGCTCTCTAAAAATTTCATCAGCAAGACTCGGATTATTAATCCTCAAATAACATTCTTGACGAACGCTATTAAATCCCTTATTACTAATATCATTAAGAGCCCTCTTACTTAAACCCTTAAAGCTACTAGCTTCTCTACTAGGAATAACTTGTATTCCTTCTTTCCCTAGACTCTTTATGATTACTCCCCATTTATCCATCAAAAATGCAGAATCAATATTTACTTTTTTTGCGAACTCGACAAGTTCACCCTCTGTAACCTGAGCAACACCTTTCTCTTTAAGATATTCGACAAAATGTAATATTTCTTCTTCCATTCTAATCTCCTTTATGCATAATATTGCTTGATCATATCATTTGATGTTCCCATCATACTGTGGCGTACTGGATAGCCAGAATCCTTCAAAATCTGTAGTACTGCTAACCTTTCGCGTTTATCTATTTTATATTCTTCTGCTAACTCTTCAAAAACAGCTTCGATATCTTTTCCGTTAGAAATCTTTGCATTAATACAAATATATGATATTGCTTTCAAAAAAGGATCTACTGTATACACTAAATTATTTGGTGTAGTAGCCTCCTTCACAAGCCCCTGTCTTTTAACATTTTCTGCTGTTTTCTCAAGTCTATCCACTAGCTGATTACGAGCTACTACTATTGTATTGTCAATACAATCTAATTCAGCTATTTGTGCATTGCTGAGCTCTGCATAATTTGCATCTTTCTCAACAGCTTCTTCGATTTCGCCAAGAAGCCCATCATAATAAGCAATAGCTCTTTTAACAGCATTATGACTTCCTTCTACAATTGAAGGAACAGCTGAAAGGGCTTTCTTAAGATAAATCAAAAGAGAAGAAGCATCTTTCCATACAGAAACTTCAATATCTTTTTTATTAAGCCTATCTTCCTCAGTTACAATCAAGGGGTTCATTGAAGCATCCTCTTCAACAAAAAGTGCTTTTTTGTCAAAATTAAGATCTGCTTCACTAACGATAATTCCTTTATTCATTCAACTCTCCTTATTAATAATCTTTTTTAGCCGTAAATACTTGGATAAGGATAAAGCTCATTTCCATACTGTTGGGAATAAGCATGATATCCTCTATCTAATGCGATTCCAGAAAATCCACTCCACATCTTAGGATACTGTGGATTCCCATGGAACATCTTTACACTTCTTTGTCCTGATGTAACTGTCCCGAAATTACAATCTACTGCTTTATTATTAGTTATGACAGTATCAGCATATAGACATCTATCACCACTTCTTTCGTAATTATATAATGTATTATTACATACACTACAAAACTCTTCACTATTTGTTGGATCCATATCTCTAATGCTATCACCTGCATACAAACAAGCCATTGGAATTGGTAATCCAAACGGGCACTCTTTATCTTTTCTAACGACTGCAATTTTAATATCTTGGACTCTTGAACTTTCAATCTTATGCATATTTTTATAAGCGTTCAAAGTATCTTCGATCCCTTGATCTCCATCGACGATAATATCCGCTTCTTCTGTAATCTCTGCAACAATATCTTTAATCTGATTAGCCTCACTACAGAGTCCCTTCTCCTCTAGATTACTAATAACTTCTGTTAAGTATCCTAAGCCGTACATTAAATTTCCTTATTCTTCATTACAAGTTTATTTAAAGAACTTACGACCTCATACATATCATTGCTTGCAGAATCTAATGGCTTTAAAAGAGTATTAATTGCTTTTTTTAAAGGATCTGTATACGAAAGATTATGTTTATCAAGAAAATCTATAACCTTAATAAGATTCTTTATTCTATCAAAAGATAAAAGGGCACTTTCTTTAATTAATATATCTCTTGCCTTTTCAATCTGTACGGTTAATTCTGGAGAGATTGACTGCGCTTCAATTATTCTCTCGTTCCTAAATTCTGCAATTATCTTTTTCGAACCCTGTAAAATATCAGCTGCTTCATGGAATTCTGCTTTTTGAAAAAGCTTAGTCGCACGATTATGTCTCGCTACAATTAATTCTGGTCTCTTAAGAGTCAAAATCTCATTCTTAAGCTTCTGTAATATGTTACTTAAGTACTCGACTTTCTTAGTGGCTTTTTCATCCCCACCTAACAATCCCATATCGAAGATCCTTTGTAAAATCTTATCAGCAGAATTAACTCTATTCCTTAACTTCTGTCTTAGGTCTTTAAGCTTTTCATCAGAAGTTATGTCTATAGTATTGGCATAACGTGTCATATTATATTCCTTATTACTTTGAATTTCAAAGCTTTTGTATTTTTTATCATCTCCGTGGTTCTTTAAGTCGAACCATTGAATAAAATCGTATTTTTCTTTCTCTGGCCACTCTTTAGTATACTTATTTATAATATCTTGGATACTATAATTAGGATAACTACGCTTTGATAATAGGATTCTTTTCCTAATCTGCTCCCACTTATCCAAATGACCTCTGGGGGTTTCTTTAATCCAAAAATCGACAGCTTGTGGGTAAGCTTTTTTATCCATTAATTATTCACCTGAATATTTACTTGGTTCTGAGCTCCTTGATCACTATTAAACTCAGACATTTCTAATTTATGTTCAAGTTTCTCTAAAAATAAAGGAACTACATGTTCAACTTTAGCTTCTCGTAATGCATCTATTATGCATTGCTTAAGGACACTTACTTGCTCATTAACCTGAAGCATATTAACATTAATATTCGTATTGCCAGACTTCTTCTCTTGATTATCAACCAACTTCATATAATCCATCAGAAGGGTTCTCGCTTTACTTAAATAGTCGCAAATAACACGATCATTAAGATGTTTTGTTTCTTCGTTCTCTAGAACCCTTATCCGATCCCAAACCTTATCATGTATATCAACGATCTCTTGCTCTACATTGAGGATATTCTCAGCAATTTTCCTCTTAGCCTGCATATAAGAAGAGTTCTGTTTAACAAGACCTTGTCTTCTTTTTTCTTTTTCTTCTTTAAGTATCTCTTTTCTTTATTCTTTTATCTCGCTTAAAACTTCGCCTTCAAGATTTAACCTATTAGATCTATATGCCTGCAAAGTCATCCAACTAAGTTGATTTTTCTTATTCCGAGAATGCTTCGCCTTTAACCAGTGCTCTACAGTTTTAACGCTTTCACCATTAAGTAAACGGTGAGTAATTTCCTCACTATCTGAGTGCGTTATAACTGCATCACCACGCATTTATATTACTTCCTCACTAGAAACTTCTATTCCTTCTACAGGGACCTCAATTGTTTCATAAATATTCTTTATGGCTAAATTAAGATCGCCACTATCAAAAGCATCACTTAAAACTTTCTCGATTTTATTTTTATCTTCTGCAAAAGCCGTATTATTAATTGCATCTCTAAGATTAATAATAAACTGAGAAACAGCTCCTCTAAAATCTGCCTTCCGAACTAATTTATTATTAACCGAAGCTGTATTCCTATGAGGAGGCCTGCTCGGATCCATCAAAGCTCCACCTGCTCCATAAAATTCTGCATCATACGGTAACTGTTCAGCTGGACTACCTTTTGCTGCTAAATAAACTGCTCCGCACATTGCACATTGCCAATATCCAGGCTTCCCTGGGATGGGACCGGCTTGACCTACCTGGCATTCAGGACATTGGCGAGTAGACAACATCATTGATTCACCACCAGGAGTTGGTTTGCCAAAAAGATTATTGAACTTATCTTCTGATTCAGCGGTCTTAGATAATTCATGTCTACTAGCAGAACGCTTTAATAATTCTTTATTATCCATTATTTCATCCTTTAAAACTTACGTTAGTTTAATTTGTGATGTTACCATCTCTCCAACCCAACTATCTCTAATAGCTTCAAAATTTGCTGCTGTTCTCATAGTTGATCCAAAATTATCTTTATAATCTAATGTAGCACCAGTAAGAAGTCTTTGATAATCTTCCATTGCAACTGCATGCTGTTCAACACCATACTTATCAGCAATAACATTCAATGCCTGCTCAGCTACTATATATCTTTTCTCTGCAACCGCTTTGTACACAATCTTTCTTAGATCATTAAATTGAAGATCAATTAGATCACTACTATACCTAACTGGGATAACATTCTCTAAATTAGATGTAATAAACTTCTGAAATCCTTCTTTAGATAATTCATAAGACGAAGACTTTATTTCGACAACCTCATCATCATCCTCTTCTTTCCCTCTATCTCTAAAATCTTCTTGTGTTCTCTCTATATCAAGTTTCCTCATAATATTCATATCTCTGATCCCTGCGAATGTTGCAGGATACAATACCTGCCCGTTCGATACTTCGACAGGTACTACAATATCGAACTTACCTTCTGGAGTCTGAACTGTTGCACTAATATTCATTCCTTTTGCATAATCTCCTTCAAACTTAAGAATATTATTCGAATATCCAAGACTTGTCAATTCATCTCTAACTATCCCTATACCTAAGTTAATTTGATTATCATACTTAGACTCTTTTCTAATAATAGAATTTTCCAAAATTTCTGCTACAGGGATCAATGCTTCAGGCATCTTAACCTGATCCATAAAATCATTATCTGCAAGAGTATACTCATCTACTTCAATAGACCCGTCGTTACTTTTGACTTCACGAGCAATATCTGTAAGATACATATCTCTTGAGGATCCTGCTGCAACATTCTGTTTAGTCTCACGTTCTGCTCTTCTAATATTCAAAAACTGTTGCAACCCTTCTTTAGAAAGCTCATAAATACTATCTGCAGTAGAAAAAGAAGTAGGGTATAAAACCTGGCTATTTGCCATTTCTACAGGAACATAAACAACCTGTTTCCCTATTTCTGTATCGATTGAGGCAGTATATAATAATGTATCATTATTGCATACTGTATAAGTAACAGTAGACTCTAGGTTCAAGCCTTTAAGTTCATCTACTACCAAATACTGCCCTCTATTAATAAGAGCTTCCGAAACTGCAACATGTGCTAATTTCACATCTTGCTTATCAAAGAGATTTGCCAAAACATTAGGCACTTCTGTCTTAGCTAGATCAAATTCATCGACTTCAAGTTGAGCTTCTTTTGATGGGATACGGGAACCGTCTTCAAAATAATTAAGACGATTAGCTTCAAGATGATTCTCTTGAACCTTATCTTCTTCAATCAAAGATACTGGCAAAAGCTCTGCACAAACTTTCTTAAAATTCTCAACAGGACCAAATCCTGCAAACTGATTAGCAATATCAGATAATTCTTCACCAGTCACTATACCGTTCGGATTATCAAACGCTTTTTTCTCAAGCACCTGTCCAACATGTCTTATGACTTGGTCATGCCTATAATCATCTTCAATGCTGGCAAAATAGTCAGCTAATATTTTTGCACTATAGCACTTAAGATCATTTGTCTCAATTACCTGAGCTAGTGCTCTGACTTTTTCAAGTT